CATAGTTTTATGTAAATTAAAAGTTTTGTTCAATAATTCATTAGCAATATTTTTAACATCTTGTAATGAGTTATTATCTTGAAATAGTTGCGAAAAATAAATAAGCATGTTGGATTTAGCTAAAATAATAGTTAAATCATCTTTATCTGACATCATTTTATCAAAGCCATAAAGTTCTATCTTACTTTTCAGTTCACCATCATGATAACTGTAAAGATCTTGTATTTTTGTTTCAACAGCTTCGAGAAGAAACTTTCCAACACCACAAGCAGGATCACAGATTTTCATACCTTCCTTTATATCGACCATTGAAACCATTTCATTAACAATCTTTAATGGAGTAAAAAACTGCCCCATATTAGAAGTTTCATTTGAATTTTTCATAAATAAGTTGTACATGATTTCACGGGTTGAAACTCTTTTGAGTTCTTCCGTGCCAAATTCGGTTTCTGAAGAATTGTCAAACCAAGAAGCGGTGTACTGGTGCTGTCTTTGAACTGTCATTCTTTCCCAATGTGAAGGAATCGGCATTTCAAGGTAATCAAGTACCTGTATTTCAACTTCATCCCGATACATGAAATTTTCACGGTATTTTTCTAATTCTTCTTCGGTTTCAGCGTCAAATTTCAGTTCGAAGCCTTCTTTATAAATCGAAACAGCTTCCCCCCAAATCTGATCTATTGTAGCTTGTTCAATTTCCATAGGGTGTTTTTTCTGCCTTGCACCATCCACCATCACGGAAAGGAAACGCCGTTCACCGGTTTTGTCCTTTAAATATTCCCGCTGGTTTGTGGTCCGGGCAAGAATAAAATTCTTTGCAAATTCTTCCGTCTTGGACATATAAGGCCGGCGGTAACGTAAGCTAGTCTTTGAAATAAAAGCTTTGGTTTCCGCGAATGACATTCGGTTACTTGCCACCATTTCGTCGTCATTGACGATCAGGCTTTTTAACATAATGTCAAAGTTATCCTTATTATTGAAATCTGTTACCGCGTCGGTGTACCAGCTACCCCCGATTTTTTGAAGTAGGGACGTTTTACCAACCCCCTGGCCACCTACAAGGTCTAAAACGTAGTCAAACTTGGTATAAGGTTCATAGACTTTGGCCACGGCTCCGACTAGCCACATTTCCGCAATCTTGGAAATTAAGGGGGTGTCTTCAGCACCTAGATAGTGCTGAAACATTTTCCCGATCCGTTCCCGGCCGTCCCACTCTTTGGCCACGCGCTCCATGTATTCCATTACCGGGTTATAAGATCTTTCAGAAAAGAAAGTTTCAAGGCCGGCTTTCATGGCGTTAGGCGAATAAACAACCCCTAAATTATTTTCAAAGTAAACTGTCAAAACGCTTACAAAGCTAGCGGGCAATTCACCGGCTTGAAATGTGGTATTTCCTAACCGGATTTCTTGCGTAAGTTCATATTCTTGGGAGAAATCATTTCGCCTTAGATATTGCCCTAGCTGTTCATCTGCTTTTAAAGACATTACCACGTTTGCCGGGCTGGTGCTTTTAATATCCCCGCTAGCCGTTAAAACTAATTTAGGGTTTTTGTCTATACTTATTACATTACCAATCTTTCTCACCCCCTTCTATCTTTCTTGATCATACTTTCAACTGTCCTTTTTACCTCAATATCAGGTAAAGGGTTTATACTGTTTCCGTTTGCGATTTCTGCAAGTTTTAAGACGTGTTCTTCATCCACGGCGCGGAATAATAACCCGCCTACAAATTTAGCTAGTTTGTCATTGCGTCCGCCTTCATCCCCAAAACCTACCGCGATAGTTTCAAATAAATCCGTTGTTTGGTTTTTCTCCCGGTATAAGCTTCTTTCTTTCAGGTCCTTCAAACCTTCAGATCTGTACCCGTGTGTTTCTTGGTAGGTCTTCTTCAGGGCTTGGATCAACTCCTTAGAAGGTGTTACCATTGTCCCGCCTTCACTTGATTTTTCTAGGTCCCATTCATATTGACCCTTTTCAGTCGCGGAAGGTGCTACCAAAACATAATTATTTTCATGTGCTTTTATATCCACCCCCGGAAGAAAACCGATCATTTGAGTGATTGGGCTATCTTCCCTTTTGAAGTAGAATAAATGCTTCCCACCGCTTGCGGTTTTGGCTTGTAAGGTCGGTTCAATTAGGTTTAAATATTTCCAGCGTTTGAGTGATTCAAACCCGTTTTCTTTGCTGTGCTTATCAATATCAATTACGAAAAAGTTAGTAGTTTTTAAGGCTATGTTAGCATTTGGGTGCTGGTCCCAAAAACTTTCTATTTCTTCCGCCGTCATTTTGGGTTTGTCCGCAAATTCTATCATAGGCCTTTTATTTTTAGGGTTGATAGGAATGACGGCAAAGCCTAACTTCTGATATTGTAAAGCGTAGTGCTTCATGCTAGCCATTCCTATTTACTCCTAAATGTTAGAATGGTAGATCATCATCATTTACTTCTACGGCGCTTGTATCTGGTAGGCCTTCAGCTTCATTAAGATCATAGTTGCGGTATGTTTTACCCCTGCTTTCTGTTTCAATGATTTCCAATGTATAGTAGGTTCCTACCGCTTTACGGTTAAGAGCTTCTTCAAGAGCCTTACCATCATCAAAATCAGCTTTTAGGGGCGCGTCATCCGCAAAGGCCAAGGCTTTTTGGAAGAACTTGATTGTGCGTTGTACTGACCATTCAATTTTTTTTTCGTTCCAAGTGTCAAGCGTACCGAATGAAACATATTCAGTCCGGCCATCATAATCCCCACCACGGATTTCAAAACGATATTGAAGGCTTTCCCATCCGCTTTCTGCTACATTAAACTGTACAGATTTCAAAATAGCTTGGTACTCACCGGCCGGAATTGGTGCCGGGCCATTTGCGCTGTCCTTCCGTGGGTCAAACCCTTCTTTTTTAATTGATTGTGCAATGTCTAGTAAACTCATTGTTTAATTCTCCTTTTGTGTTTAAATTATTTATTTAAAATTGTTGTATTTAAAAATTAGAAAAGATCATCTTCAGAAATGTTTTCTTTTTTCTGTGGTTTAGTCGCCTTTGGTTTTTCTTCCTTAGTTTCTTCTTTCTTAGCCGGTGCCGGCTTGCTTGGTGCTTTCGACGGTTCCAAGGCCCCACGGATTGTTGACAAGATCTTTAAGATAGCCTTATCATCAACCTGATCCATGTAGTATTTCTTGCGTTTGCGTTCTACTTCCCTGTTATAGTTGTTACCAACTTTTTCAGTGTGGATCATCAAATCAGAATTACCATTAATTAGATTTACATACTTGTCCTTTAGACTTGGTTTATCTTTTGTAGCGTTGCCATTATCATCATATTCAGATACTTGACGGCTGATATAAATGACATTCATAGGCAAGGCCTTTAGGTCAATTACCATTTCAGTAATCGCCTGATTGAAGAAATCGTAGCCTTTCCCGTAAGGAATTTCTGACAAGGATTTCAAGCGGGGCTTTCCGGGCGGTGTTAATTCATCACAAACGGCAATTTTGATCATTTCAATTACATCATCAATCACATCCACTACTACGGTTTGATAGGTATGTTTTTGAGTTTGCAAGGCCAAAAGAATTTCACCAATCTGAGAAATGACGCTTTTAGTAATTCGCCCTTGTTCATCCTTTTCATTCACAAGCTGGATTGAAGGGACGGTATTCGCTTCAGCGTTACCATCTGTATTTAGGACGATAGGCGCCGGGAACTCATTCGCAAGGTAGCTTTTCCCTGACATTGTTTCACCATAGAAGAAGAAATTCCGGGGCGTGTCTTTGGGTATCTGTGGTTTGTTTTCAGGTAGTTTAAAGGCCATTTTATTCACCTTCCCCAAAAATCGCTTCAGCTAAACGGCGTTTCAGAAATTCGCCAAAGTCACCAAGGCCATCTGAATCATCTTTTTCAATTTCACGGATTTCATCCCCGTTTGGGTAGGTTAGTTCAAAAGTTGCGTTTACTTCAATGATTTCAGCGCCTAGCGTTTTAGCAAGCAATTTCATTTGTTTCTTTTGTGCTTCATAAGCTTCCGAAATCATTGTTAAAGCTTTATGAATTTCATCCGTATATTCGGCATGGTATGCAAGTGTGCCTTTACTTTGGTATTTAGCCAAAAATTCACCTTCTTCTTTGTCACGGAATACATAATATTTAGTAGTTACTTTAGTCATTGTTTAAATCCTCATTATCTTTCTTTTTTTCATTTTCTGTTGCGCGTTCTCCTAGTAAGAAACCTACTAGGAAAATAAGTGTACTGAATACGATTGTTTCAATATTCATCTGTTATCCTTCCTTAAAATAAAACTCTATCACGTTCACATCATGCTGTTGCCTGCTTCCCGTGATCCGCCAAAGTAATTGCCTATAATCGTCATACTCCCCGGATTCTTCACTTACCGGGTCCAGCACTACAATAGTCTTGTATTTGTGTTGTAAGCCATCCACTCCGACGCCTAGGACTTGACTAGTAGCAACTACTACCTTGTTTTCTAGTCCTTCCTGTCGGTCCCCGGTCCATATTCCTATTTTCGGGTGTCGTTCATGGATCACGTTTACAATCTGTTTGGACTTGCTGACTATAAGCATATCTTCAGGGGTTCGCTTTATTAAACCGTCAAGCGTGGTCAGTAGCGGGGTATCTTGGTTTGTTGGTTTCAGCTTTGGAAAGTCAACTTCTACCCCTGTTTGTTGTAAGTACCGTTCAAAGGTAGCCCGGCCAAAGGATTGTTTTGCTATGGCCGTTTTTCCGTCAACCGTTACTAGATTCAACTTTCTGAACTTCTTCAAAAGTTCCGGATTTCCGACTTTCAAACTATTCTTATAAAAGCGGATCTTGTAGCCGTTGTTTTCCGTCGCTTGTTCAATCTTTTCAATTTCTTCCCAGCGGAAGAAGTTAGGGAGATTATTGACGTAACTTTCATAATCTTTGAAGTCTTTCCATTTTTCCTTAGAGTAAGAAAACGGATCATAAACCATTTGGCCATGTGTTTTCTGCCACTCAAATTTCTGATTAGGCGTAGCGTAACCAAATATGGTTTTTTCCAAAGGGTAGAAATTCTGCCCCTTTTTTCGGATTGGCGTAGCGGATAGCCCGATAGTGTATTTACGCTTTATTTTGCGATATAGGCCCCGTAGTTTTTCGCTACTCATATTCTGCCATTCGTCTATTATCAAGACGTCACAAGCGATTTTAAGGCCCTTTTTAACCCTATTCTGTAAAGTTCTATCCGTCATAATTTCAAAATCGCAATTATCCGAATAATTAAACTTATCAACCGTTTCTTTCCAACCTTCAAGGATGGATAAGCGATTATTTAAGATCAAGACTTTCTTAGCCTTCTTGTGCTTACAGATTTCAAGGGCACAAATTGTTTTGCCACGCCCCCCAAGGGCTTCTAAAAAAATCCCATTGGTTAGTCTATCGCTACGCTTAACGGCTTCTTTTTGCCATTTTTTAAGCTGTATTGCTATTTTCTATCACCACCTTCCCAATGTCTGAAACAACTTCTTCAATGTCATTTCTTACGGCCCAGAATAAGCCCAGCCTGACCGACGCCCTCACATCTTGGTGATGGCTTTTGCTAAACTTCCAGAGGTTCAGGGCCTTTAGTAGTTCATTTGGTATATCTGACTGATACCCGGCGTTACGTTGCAAAATAGCTTCCGGGAAAAATAATTGAAAGTAAGCGATAGTTTCTAAAACTGAATTATCCTTGGATAAGTCATTGTCACGCGCCTCGAATTTTTCAATGATTACCACGTCCGGAGCAAGTTCATAGCCTACTTCATCAAACCACTGTTTAATAGCTGGTAATCCTTTAGGTACTACCCAATGGTTTATTAAACGGGCATTATTAAGATAAGCAATCCCTGAAGTGCTATCTTTGGCCTTATTCGATGATGGATCAATAGCTAAAATTTTCATCTATTTGATCCGTAAGCTACGGTTTTCTTGAAGTGTAGCGCCCTTCACTTTTTTACCTTCGCTCAAAACTTCATAAAGCGCCTTTTTATTTGGGCTTTCAGTTACCTTTTTAATCCAATATTTTTTAGGTAGGCTTGCTTCATCCACAATGACACTAGCTTTTGAGTTTTGGACTGTAAGGGTGAATAGTTCACCTTTGATTTTTGTTTTCCCAGTGATTTCCATTGAAGCTTGAAGGTCACGTTTTAAGCGCTCAATTTTCTTATCAGTGCTTTCTTTTTTCTTTTTGAAGCGTTCTTCCTCTTCCTTGTAAACCTTTTTATCAGCTTCAAGGTTGCGGATCAGTTTAGCGTAGTTTTCCGCTTTGGCCTCAATTTCTTCACCAAGTCCAAGGCTTTCAATTGTGTCCAGTTTGGTTTCATTATCAATTTCCAGATTGTAAATGTCCAAATACTGGCCTGTTAATTCGTATAAAGTAGCCATTTTTATTCCCTTTCTTTTTAAAGAACTTCAGCCATTCCCCAATCATTATCAGAAATTGAAGCTTTTCTTAATAGCGCCATTTGGCTATTGTATTCTTCAATAACTTTCTGATCGTGTGCCTTAATTTCATCTTCCCAAAGGGCTTGTAATTCAGCTACTTTGTTTTCTTGTTTTTTCTTGCGTTCCGCTTTTCGGTAATCTCTCACGGCTGTGATAAAGCCGGCGGTGAAAGAAAATCCTGCGACTAGTAGCACCCCGGCCACTTGACTGGTTAAACTTGGTTCTAACATTTTTCAATTTCCTTCTCTTGTTCTAAAATCTCATATACGTCCTTCAGGTCGTACATTTTATCCCGTCCTTGTTTTCTGTACTTCAAGCCCCGGCGTCTTAATTTCTTAATGTACCCGTGGTCAAAGCCAAACCTTTTACAAAGATCCTTTTGGTTGATTGGTAGCCGTTCTGCTTCCAATTCTTTTCTAACCTCTTCTTTTGCGAATTGAAGAAGTTCTTTAATAGCCATCTTTGCTATTTCGTCATTTAACAAAGGCGGTAAACTTATTCTTTCCATCTTCACCCCCTCAACTATGCGGGCAAGCTTAGTTGTGTTATAATGTAGGTAGTTAAAATTTCTGAAGCGCTCAATCTTTTGGGTGCTTCTTTTTTTGTTTAGTCGATATTGTAATCGGCTATGACTTGCAAAATAAACTTGTTTGCTTTTGGCCCACGGGTTGAACCGCTCAAAATGTTTGTTACTTCCTGGCGGTCCCGCCCATATACTGAAGCCAAATCGCTTTTTTTGATATTGTTTGCTTCCAGGAATGCAACTACTTTTTTCCGTCCTACGTCAATATCTGGCATATATTCCCATCCTTTCTTTATGAATTGCAAATAGAAAAGCAACTAAAAAATT